ATTGCTTGTGAAATTGCCATGTTTTTCTCCTACAAATCTAAAATTGTTTTAATTAATTCTGAATGCCCCGCTTCACGCAGTTTATTCGCTAGTGTTGTGCGGTCTGACTTCACCGCTATTTTTAAATGGTGTACTAGAACGTGTCTAATATGCCCTTTAAAAGCTTCCGCTTGTTCCTTTATTAAAGGATTTGCATCTTTGCTGACATACATAATTTTATCTAACGCAAACTCCGCTATTTCTTCTGGTGTATGCCCTCTGTGAGATGTTGTATGTACCTCAAAATTTAAATCACCTAAATTTAATTGTTCCATTATACCCCTTTCGTAGTTAAAATTAACCTATTCTTCTGCCTCTCCCAGGAACCGGTATTCTTGCTTGACCGCTTCTATAGGCATCGCGTCTATTTTTACCTTCACCTAATCCTGTTAGTAAGTTCATTGCTTCTTGATAGCGTGCTGTATAGTTAGCTACCGTGTCAGGCTCTGATAACATAAATGCAGCTGCTTCCAAAAGAGTCCCATACAAAAGAGCACTATCGAAATTATCGCTAAGCCAAGTAGTCCCAGCAGTAACAATAGTTTCAGGATAATAGTAGTAATGTAATTCTGTATTATAGTTAGCATCTGGTGTTGGCCCTAATAACATTGCAGTATCATCAAAAATAGCATAATACTCTGGTTTACCTCTAAAAGCTGCGTCAGTATCAGGAAATGATTCTCTGATAAAGTTAACATCTTTATTTAAAAGATATGTATATTCATTATCACTGTTAATTACAGCTATACTAAAAGTGGACAACCAATCTGTAGGTAGTCCCATATATTTATTACCAAGTGTCATTTCACCTGTTACGTTTTTTCGTAGATCAGGTAATTGAGCTGTGTTATAAATTCTTTGCTCAGCATTCTGTATAAATATATTTATGTCCGTCGTTGAATACTGATTCTCAGTATAACTCTGTACGGCTGCTACTAATTCTGTATAAGTCATTGCTTATCCTTACGCCATAGGACCGCGAGCTTTTGTGCCTTTTGTTGCTGCACCATTTCCGCGAGTTACTACGCCTGTTGTTTTAACATTTTTTTCAGGATAACCTGCAAAGTTAGGTACAGGTACATCTTGAGGTTGTGCAAACCCATCTACCATTTTTGGTTTTCTTTCTTTATTTTCTTTAGCCATTTTAATCTCCTATTTCTACAGTTACAGTACCTAAACCACCGGTACCTTTTAAATTATCAGGTATATTGGGTATTGCTAATAAATTACCTGATCCTACTGGGTTCCAACCCCATTGTATATCTCTACTACTATATGGTCCATCTGGTATAAAACTCTTATCTGGTCTTGGGTCTCTAACCGCTTGTGGATCTTCAACCGGATACATACCCTGCATATTCTGTGGTTGGTCTGGATTCCAACACTCTTTACAAGCTTTAATATTAGTATTAGTTTTTCTTACATATAAATCTTTTAGCTCTTTAAGTTTAAATTGAAACCCACATACATCACAGTCAGCTATTGCATTCTTACTACTTGTGTACTTGTTGCTCATTATCTACCTTTAAGATAATTTCTGTCCACAATAACACAACCACCTGCTCTCATCTTTTTAGCCTTTTGAGCTTTTTTCATATCTTCATAGCCTTTTTTAAGTTGTTTTCTTTCTGATTCTGTTCCTCTACCAACACCCATAGCTTTATCAATTGTTTGAGATGCAGCGCCTTTAATACCACCTTTCTTTTTATTTCTAAGTCCTATTTCATATGCGTCTCTTTTTTCAGCATCTTTTCTTTCTTTGGGACTCATGTCTTTTTTAACTCTAGATTTAAATTCTTTTGTAAATCCAGGATCTTTCTTGTCTTTTGATACGTTGCCACCAGGTGCATAGCCTTTAACATTACCACCTTTTTTCATGTACCCCATTTTGTTACGTACTTCTGAAGGTAGCTTTCCTAAACTCTTCTTTTTATCTGCTGGTACTGGTTTCATCTCATTCTCCTATATGTATGATGTTCTTGGTGCTACAGTTAAAGTTGCTTTTTCTCTGTCTTCTGTAGAAGCAAGTAGCCATTGTTCTTCATACTCTTGTTTTAAAAATTGTGTTCTTTCTCCAGCTTCAGGTATCTTTATAGATAAATAATATGCTAATCCTGCTACTAAACACGGTAAAAATCTAAATGGTACATGTTGTGTATTAACACCTGTACCTGCATCATCAATTCTTTTTAGCATCCAATATACAAAAGTATAAGTATCAGTAGAATCTGGTATAGGCCATAAAGTTATTTTAGGTATTGCTGCTTGTCTATCTATATAAACTTGTATTGGTCTGCCCGTGTCGTTCTTACTTGGGATAGATGCATAAGTAGGATTTGACACCCTAGAAATAGCTATGTCTGACTGAGTTGTTTCAGACCCAGTTCTTATGACTTGGCTCATGAGGTCGATGGTAGTCGCGGGCAAATCGTAAGTGGCTGTACCCGAAACTAATGGGATTGATCCTTGTTCAACAGTCCACAAGTTTATACCTCGGTTAGCCCACTCTATTGTAAGTAAATTTAAACTACGGGTTGCAGTTCTTAAATCATATCCTGTTCTTAACTCTGCCCCACACCTTTCAAACGCTTCTTCTACAAGAAGATTAAGGTCTAAATTAAAATTATGTGTGTTAGTTGTAGCCATTATGTTTTCCTTGTTGTCCTTTTACGTCTAAGAGATGCCACTCTTCTTGGTTTACCTGCTGGTTGACCAAGTCTTTTCTTTTGTGCAATTCTAGACTTCTTCTGTGCTGCTGTCATTTCTCCAGATGTCTTTGGAGTTTTGCTAGAAACACGTTTAGTAGGTCGGCAATAAGGTGTACCTCTACCATCACCTTTTTTTCTACCACAAGCTTTGCCAGTTTTTACGTCTTTCCAATCTTCTTTGAACCAACGTTTTAAAGCTAGTCCTTTCTTGGTTTTACGTACAGCCATTATTTTTTACCTTTCTTTTTCCTACATTTAGCGATAGCACCCGAAGCGTAAGCACTAGGAAATACTTTATAGCTTGCTTTTACTTTACGATAGCAAGCATCTTTTACGCTTCCACCTTTTTTCATTTTGCTAATTATGCCCATTCCTCTAGATTTCATCATGCTTTTGGTTTCCTATGTCCATAACCTTTTTTCTTCAAAGCTAGATGTTTAGCATGTGTATTAGCTCTTACACCCTTACCTGTCTTTTTATCATACATCATGTGTGACTTAAAAGCCGGTTTTTTAGCTTTAGTTTTATTAGCCATTAGACCATTCTACCTTTAGTACGTCCTTTTCTAGCAATACCATCTGCACGTTTAGATGCTGAACCTTGTGCTGATTTACGATTACCTGAATAAGCTTTTTTACCTGCAGATTTTTTCATTCCTTTAGACTCATCTCTACGAGCTTTCATAGATTGTTTTTTCTTGCCATTTCTAGCTCCTAATGAATCATCAAGTCTAGCATTGTAACCTTGCATTTTCTTACCTTTGGCTTTCATTATAGCACCGCCTTTTTTCATAGCGCGTCCAGCTGCATCTTTCATTTGAGAATCTGTCATGCCTTTTTTATTCATAGCCATAGCACGACCTTCTTTGTCTTTCATCATACCACCGGCTCTGTACCCTTCATTTTTACGAATTTCTTTATCTACACGACGAATCTCGTCTTTCTCATTCATAATGTGTTTAGTTCTATTATTCATGCTTTTCTCCTTAGTAAATTCTTGTCCTACTGATTGATTAACACCTACTTTTTTAGCAAACTTTGGATTGTTAGCCACTGCTTGCATAAACTTTTCTTGCTTTTTACTTACTGTTGGCATTACTTTTTAACCCTATTACTTGATGCTTCAGGCTTTCTTGTTTCAACCTTTGCAACTTTAGCTTTAGGCTTTTTACTTACTAATCGTTGTACAGTTTTAGTTTCCCAAATGCGGATACCCATCCAAATAATAGTAAACAATGAAGCCATATGAGGAAGCCATGAAAGCATAGTGCCCACAGCGGTAAAGATAGACGTAGCGTCTAGTAAGTGTTTCGTTGATTCATCCATTTTTAACATTTCCATCTTTTGCGTGCTTGTCGCAATCTAGAATTAGGATTTTTAGCAGCTTTAGGAAACTTCTTCAT